TGTAGCTGCACCTGAACCTGCGGATGCGTTAATCCATCCACCGGACTCACGAACCATCAGGACGTTATTATCTGCATCGTATGCCAGATAGTATTTCTCATTCGCTGGAGCCACATCCGCATAAGTGGGAAGAGCAATACCTTCATCTACTCCTGCGGACATCGTAATTGGAGATAAATCAATCAAATCCCCTTCAGCGAAAGCCAATGCAGCAGCAAGATCCGTTGTGGTGATGGTGTCATTGGTAATCATAGCCGATGTTACGGTTGACCATGCTGGATCAGTCCCGTTCGTGGTGAGTACCGTGTTTGCAGCACCAACCGCCAGATCAGCCCACGCCCCGGAGGCATTCCCATACATCAAGTCCCCACGAGTGCATGTTAGGGCTGCGATAGTGGTAAGGTCAGAGTCCAGCGCCGCAAATTCCAGAGCGGAGTTCCCGCTGTTAGATCTGAGATACCTGAGTTCTCCACCGGATGTCACCACACCAACGGTATCAGTCCCAGTGAACTCCATCACGCTCACGTCAGCAGTGGTTAATGCCGCAATGGCAGTCAGAAGCGCATCAGTGGCCTCGGCCCCGATCTGGGAGCGCACATTTGCTGGAGTCTTGAATTCCAACGCTGAATTATCACTGTTTGAACCAAGGATGTAGTTGTTTCCTCCAGAAGCCAGCACAGCGAAAGCATCCGCGCCCGTCCCTTGGATGACTGAGGCGTCCTGTATGGTGAGAGCTGCAAGGGCTGCCAATGTAGCGTCAGCAGACAAGGTGGTAGCCGAGATCGTCAGCCCATCCCCAACGGCCAATCCTGCAAAGGAGCTAGCAGAATCATCCCAGAACCAGATCCGATCGGCATTGGGATCAACAAAGTCGGCAAGCACTTCAATATTAGCATGAAGTCCAAGTTCCTGCCCGGACAGAGTAAGACCACCGATCCCAGACCCTAATGTGACCGCATCATGCCCGCCGGCCAGTCCCTCAATAGCAGTCTCTAACTCCTGAAATATCTCCTTAGCTGTCAGATCATCCGTTATCGTGCTGCCAGTAAACGATCCGAAATTCTCATCCCCAGCAGTCACCCCCAGCAGCGGCCATGGTGTGACCACTTTCGGAGGGGCCGGGATCGAAAACACCGCAGCAGGAAAGGCGATGCACATCAATACCGCCAATACTATCTTCTGCCATTTTCTCACTTTGTGTATACCTCCCCTGTTGCTGTTGTCTAGTTGCTGAAGAATATGCACGAGCATACTCCAGTAGCATTCGACACACTGTTTCCGGACACTGTAAACGTCCAGGTTGGACCATTCACCACAGGATAACCAGCAGTCGGAAAAGCCTCCTCGCTGTTGGTCTCATCCCGGTTGAGCATAGCTCCGCCCATCTTGTCCACTCCCCATTTGTCAACCAAGGTGTTATCATAATCATCAGTCGGTGATGTAGCTCCTGGGTCCGTCACACATGAATACAGAATCCACCCTTCCATGTTGAGGCTGGACTTGGAAAAGTCTATGCTCTCCGCCACCCCATCACCACCGTCATCGATCCATGTGAGGATGACTTCACGCTTGGTGATGTCCCCGATCCTCCATATGGCACCGGATTTGGTTGTCAGCGTGTCAGCAGCGATTGCCACCGTAGGGACACCCAATATGAGCGTCCACAGCATTACCCAGACCAGTCTTTTCTTCATTCTGTGCTGTCTCCTTCTTATGATGAGATTATCCCTATGGCTCGCAGTTTGGCGAGCAAGCTATTCAATTGTGTGTGTGCATCACCAGAACCAGTCGCATCATCAACCGCAGCCTCTGTGTATACACTCCAGATATCCCCCCGCTCATTCTGCATCATCGGACCTATACCAACGGCTGACGATATCTCACCGGAGAAATACTGACCGTGGCCAGCGAGTGGGGATGGTGCCGTACCAGCTTCGACATGAAGAGTGTTTGTAGACTCAACAGCTGAAGGGCTTGCTGATGACTCGGACCCAAGGAACACATTGTGCTCCGGATCTCGCAGAACGAAATCATCCTCGTCGAACCCGTTGAGTGTCGATGCGTCCATGCTCCCGGACATCGCCACCCATGAGCTCCCATCGTATTTGAGGAACACATTCTCGTCCTGGATATATGCCAGCCATCCCTCAGACGGAGCAAGGAAGACCCAGGAATTGGTGCTGTAAAATGCAATGTAGTCCTCATACCCAGCCCATGACCCTGCTGCAACCGACGCAGGGATGTAACAGGAGCCATCGGCAGGACTACCAGGAGGCTCAGTCAGGTCCCTGTCCACAATCACAAGCTGAGTCAACACCCTGAGCTTCCGGTTCGCCGTGTTGTGAGTCAGATACTTACTCGCCTGATTCTCAACCATTTCATCAATCTGCAGCCAAGCCATTCAAAACCTCCTGGATTAGGATGAATATCGATCTGATCTGAATATCTGAACTTCTCCCCATGTAAACCATGCTTCATAATGGCTGTCATCATTGAAGGTAATACACATCCAATATCCTCCATAAGGGAAGATCATCGGGTGAGGTTGTGTAAGAGTCCCACCATCGAAAGTCACATCAAGATCATCAATATAAGTGAAACTCGAATCGTAAATTCTTGCTGTATCAGATGGGCCTCTGCACGGTCCACCAACCAACATCCACCAAGACCCATTTGCATTGATTAACCGTACACCTTCCCACCCTTGATTCTCGGTGTCTGCCCCGATTAAGTTCCACGTCACAAGATCAGTTGAATACGCAAGAGCACCATAGAATGGGTCGTCCTCAAAGGATGTGTCCTCAGTCACAGAATATGCTGCAAGCCATCTAGAATTGTCATCATCCCAGACAATATGCGCTTCATATGCACCATAATCTTCAGTGAGCAGGCCAGGAAGATCAAGTTCTGCCATGCTTTCAACTATGGTGATCTTATCTGACAGTATGTCTCCGGACGTAATCAACTTATGCAACACTTTGAGTTCAGCACCGAAACCATTGCCCCACGTACCTATTGAAAGCCTTCTGTCTCCGTTGTCGTATCTAATAATATGCGCGGAAAGATCATTTTGAATTGCGCTGTCTCTTGATACAAAAATTACTCCAAGCTGAGTGATTTCATAGCTAGACAGATTGATTTTGAATAGTCCGGTATAAGAGGAGCCTAATGCATCGGGTGCTGTGGCTGTGAAATACAAATGATCAGCCCCGCTTTCATTGACCATGTGTGCATTGCCGTAAATATCTGAAACACAACATATGTCTCTGAGTGCTACGCAACCGAAGCCACCGACTTTAAAGTCAGAGAATTTCCACTCAGTGCTTCCAGGACTTGCCACCATAAAAGCATATTTCCACCCTGTTAGATTCCCATCTGTCTTGAAGTTGTAGTAAGATGATACATCAGCATCCCCGGTAATGTATTCCCATCCGGACCCAGAATCCTTCCAGAAACATGCAGAATTTCCAACAAGAGAGAAGCCGATCTTGTATGGAGCTGTCCATCCACTTTCAGAAACGGATTCCAAGAAATTAGCACTTCCAGACACATTTATATGGATTCTAGCTATATTGTTTATTCTGTCTATTCCGGCAAATATGTAATTATCCTCATCATAGGCCAGTCCAACTCCAGCACAATCATATGCACCAGCTCCTGATCCTCCAGCATCAACCTGAATGGAGATGAAGCATTGGGGCACAGTCAATTCAGTACCAGTTTCAGTGATTATGTCGTTATGATCGCCAGAGGAATGAGTGACAGTGGCCTGATTGCTAGCAACAGAGAAAGACCCTTGTGTGTTCTCGGTGTATCTGGTGAATTGCGTGTCAGTAGCAAAAGTCTCAGTAAGAGCATTGAGACTCGACGGCTCAACATCGAATGGGTCAATGGTATCAACCAAAGAGAAGCTCATCTGTGCAGGTTCAAGCTCTATCGGACCCGTGGCATAGCTTATGGTTTCTTCACCTGGGTACCCACGTCCGACCTTTGAGCTGACCTGGTAGATCCGGACAGTTACTTCATTCAATTGGCCGCCGAAATCAGTTGTCTGTTGAGCCAGAGTGTAGGTGCAAGTCGCTGACGACAGTCCATCGATTGTCCTCACTACATCATCAGCAGAATCAGTACCCATGATATCAACTTCATATTCCTCGCTGTCCTCACACAGTGGCACATCTACATAATCCCGCCATTCTCCCCCATATCTCGATCTCCTTTTCCAAGAGATTATAAAGTCACCACTTCCATCCCTATATCCAGAAATCTGGCATGGTGCATACGGCTTCAACGCAACCGCCGTATTGGTCCATTGTGTGGTAATCGCAGTCCCCAAAGTAGCACCGAACGATACAGCTCTGTAATATTGCTCAGTGCCGACTAAATCCAGACCTGGATTTGATCGTTTGATGGATCCGTTATTTATGAGAGCTATGAATCGATCACCGATAGCATGTAGAGAAGTTGCCCATTCTGTTCCTTTGCGTCCTCTGATAAGATTCGATAACCTGTATGTGTTAGTTGCTGCATCGATCAGTGTGGCCGTCATCCATTGAATTATTTCCCAAGATCCATCTTCTCCCAATAATGCAGCATTGTAGCCTCTATAAACCCTGGCCTCTGTATCTGATTCAAGTGATTCGTCATTGAATATTGAAATATCAACGGTATTACCATCATCCCACACTGTTGTTGGACCATCAGCAAGAGCTGTTTTTGCTGTTCCACAAATTACTGCTCTGGTGAGACGCTGAGTGGAAATATACTCGACATTATCTAATGATCTGTAACATATAGCACCGTACCAAGATGCCTGATACCCAGCACCAGCGTAGTAATGACCGGGATCATCATCGATTTCCCTAAGCATCGGGATGTCTAATAAAAACAATCTTGTTGGACCATAATATGGTATGATCGAACTAGTTGTTGGATCATCTGCAGCACCTTCCTGGTCGGAATCCACATCAAGTGCACAATCCTCCACACACTCCATCGGAATAAGTCCTGGAGCACCGTAGGATGTCTTCTCGATTCGCATCCGGTAATAATCGCCATCCCTCTCGACATAGATCACATCAGTGGGCGACAGGTGGAGATATTCCCTGGATGTCGTAAGTGTGTATCTGTATCTCTCTGTCCAGATGATTGCCAGTATCTTCTCAGCAATTCGATATGCTTCGTTATTGGACAAAGCAATGTTCAAATTGATGGTGAGTGTCTTCTGACTTGTTGTGAGCAAACGTCTTGAGTATTGAGTGCCCTGCTCATAATCTCTGCTTGGGTTGGAATAAGTAACGCTGACCTGGCATGGAAGCTCAAGCTCGTGATCCTGCTGGGTCTGTAATGGTTCGCTGGGATCTCCACCGGCTTCATATGCCCCAAGGTCATCTTCTGTGATTGTAGCCACATTCGCAGCACCACGTTTCACGAATTTGATCTTACTGTCTTCTAGACATGCGTCAAATTGATAAGCCAGCATAAGAGGTTCGATGGCCTGACGCCTGCTCATCTGACTTGTGATGGCGTAACCATGGACCACATCAGACTCAAGATCAGTCACATCTATATCATCTGTTGTTAGCTGCTCCTCAGTCATCCAGGATTCATGGTTCGTTATGAGATCCGACACTATATCGTCAAGCTCTTCCCCTCCACCAGAGCCCCGGTCCAAGTAGCATTGCCATATGTCAGACAAATCATTGGTCAAAACCGAATGAGTTCTCCAATCGTACACACCTCCAAGCCAACAATCTATTCCGAATAATTCTGCATCCCAAGATCTGCGTATCTCCATTGCTATTAAGTCAACTTCTCTGCAAACACTCACATCTGGCAAATACAATAGTGCTGGAAATCGATCAGCAAAAAAACTTAGGTCAACGTCGCCAGGAATATCTCCTACAATTGTCGCTTGATTCATAGAAGCATGTTTGAAAGCAGCGTGCAGATAAGTGCCCACACCACAAATACCAGTCATTACATCTGTAATACTTCCATTGTATATGTTAAACTTTGCAAGTTTACTAGCTCTTGTAGAGCCTATTATCATCACATTTTCGCGCTGTAGATAGAACATGCTGTCAGCAGACGCAATGCTTGAGCTTACGTCGTAGGAAGTGTCAAGTTGTCCATTCATGATTTTCTTTACAATAGAGGAACTAATCGCCCACAATTCGACTTCACTAATAGGCACCAATTGAGTCTTTGGATTTCCTGAATCGCTAATTGACCATAACAAAGCTCCATTTTCATCAGACGTATTATATGCTTTTACATCACCAATTACAGTGCTGGATACATAAAGGACATTTCCCCAACACGCAGTATCCTGTATACCGTATGCAAACCCAGTAGCAGTAACCCACCCATCCCAGACCAATGTGTCAGGATCGCAACGCCTCACGTACCACGATCCTCCACCTGGCCTACAAGGGTAATAGATCCTTCCAGCTGCATCTAAACACGGAAGACATGCTCCAAGACTGTAATGATCAATATCTGCAGACGCTATAACAGCACCAGCTATCAAATCTATTTTGTATATCCAACCATCGTAAAAATGATATGCATATGGACGCCATTTATCGACAAGCAAATAAGAACCAGAACTGATATTTACAGAAACATCCATATCAATGGCTGTATAAGTATTAGTCCAGCTTGTGGACACCACCTCAGCAGTGATATTAGGAAGAGTATTCCCAAAATTCTCAGTCAAATCGAGATCAGTGAACACGATATAGACCAGACCACGATATCCAGGGACTTCCCCTGCTCCATGAAAGGACTCCAGTGTCGGGTCCGGCTCCTGGCTTTCATCGCCAAGGTAGATCCGCATGTTCAGCCCATCGATCTGAACAATGTCGCTATTTCCAGTCACATCATAAATCAGGTCTCCACCAGCCCATATCCTTGTAATTGTCTCGGCTGGTCCCTTGCAAAAACCGACTGCGAAAGAGCAACTGTATGAATACCAGGTATACGTGCTGGTCTGGGTGTATGACGGTGATCCACCCTTGCCACCTGTACTGGTCTGGGTTTCTTCTTCTACATGTTCGTGCTCCTTAAGTTCATCAGCATCGATTAAGATCCCACCCAACCGATTCGTCCCATATGCAATCGGGATCGGGACGCCGAACATGGACGTTTGGACCTTCAGGTCTTTCATCCTTGGCCCAAATGTTTCATTCTTTACATAGATATCTTCCCCACCACCAAAGAGCATTGACCCAAGCATGGACCCAATGGTCCATCCGATGCCAGGAACACCAAACATGCTCCCTATTCCGAGTCCTATTGCTCCAATGACCAGTTGCATCAGTCAATGATCCCTGGGTATTGGTAAACTCGCCTTATGCGATTCATCCAGTCTATGGACAACCTGTGCTCCTTGACCTTACCCATTGGGTACATGGCGTGGATGATTCCAAACTTACCTGAGTTCTTTGATCGTGGCGTAAGTATCCCGAGGTGCGTTGGACCTGGACCAGCAAAATACAGTGTTACAATGTCCCCAATATCCATCTTTTCTATAGGTATCCGTATCGCCATCTTGTCCAGGTGGTCCAGAATTGCCTTCGAGTCGGAATGTCCTGGGGTGTAATGCCTGAAATCAAAGTCCGTCATACCAAACACCCAAGCTATGCCGAGAATGTGCCCTATGCAGTCACACGCGAACCCCTTCTCTCGTCCCTGGTGGACAAACGGGGTATCAATCCAAGTCCTCGCTTCAGCTACTATGTCAGCCCTGGTCACATTCATGTTATGCTGCTCTTCTTGCCGTATTGGATCATTCTTCCTGTCCCTGGTAGATGTGGCTCACCACGGAAATTAACGACATTGTCGAAAACGTCCTTACATGTGGCAAAGCTCTTATTGCACCCATATGTCACTGAATATGTATCACCCACCTGGATGTCCCCGCTCATGGCCTTGAACAATGTGAATGTGCCGTTTGCGGCATACTTCTTGACCTCCATCTGAGACCCTGCATTATTGCTGCTGGTGTTGGTCCATGTGAGGAGTCCACCTGCGAATGTCCTGATGGCCTCTGTTCTGTTCTCATCCCGAAAAACCTGGTTGCTGGTCACTGCTGTGACAGTCCCGGTTTCGGTGAAGTCCTCTATATTCACTCCACACCTGTCATCACCAAGGTTTGCCCTGCACCCAGGACCGACAAGCTCAAGCAGCGTCTGGTCCATGGCCTGAAACACTGTGCTTGCCTCACAGAAGAAACGGTGACGACCTGCCTCGACCTTCCCGAGCCATCCCCAGGCCAGGTCTAGTTTTCCTTGTGTCAAATCCTTCCAATTGACCAAGAACAGATACCACTTGGCATAGTCCCACACCCCGTTCCTCAAGTCATCATATGTGATGTAAGAGGAATCGAGGAATGTCTCCATATCGGTCTTGTCGACACTGAGGTTCGCCGACGCTGTGATGGATGTCAGATTATGCGCAGCAGAGGCTTCATATGTCACAGCATCATATGTGATGTCCTCATCATGGTCGGTGAATCCCATGACAACTGCATCCGTGCGCACTAGCCTGATACAGTGGGCAATGGAAAGGACATCGCCGGTCAGATGCGCCTTGAGTTCATCAGATATCGTCTTCATACCCGGATACCCACGATTGGTACCTCTGCCTCCCCATTCAGATAATAGATCAGCTTGGTAGGGAGCTTGTCTGTGTCGAACCGCACCGGGACATCAAACTCATAGCCTCCTGTGATCACATCGTGAAGAGAAAGCGCCGGGGAGAAGGTTATGATGCCTGTTGCCGTATCCACACTCCACCCGGAGGTGAATGCCACGCTGTTTTTGGCCAGCACCAAAGTGTTTGCCACAGGCTTCTTGATTGATCTTGTTCTTGTGAGTGCTCCCTGGACATAGGTCTTGTAGATTTGGGCTGTGGTCTGACCATTCGTCGCATCCGACACAATAGTTTGATCAGCGTTGCTTATCGTTCCGGATGGGGCACATGATTTGTAATCAGTTGGGTCTTTGAACCGGAACCCATGAGCTTTTCCGCCAACAGCATGGAAGAACTGGAGCAATGTGTAGAGGTTTGTTGAGTTCTGTATCGCTGTTGCGGCATTGAACCTGAACAGCGGCTCGTTCCATCGCTCATTCCTCTGCTCATATCCGGAATACAGGATCAGGACTTCGGTGCTGTATTCGGGACCACCCTCAGTCTCATAGGACAGGGATGTCGGGAACCTTGGGGTCTCAAGAAAGCTCATATGTCAGCCATCCCCCGTTTGCTCACTTTCACCAGCGCAGCCCTTTGTTGTGATCTGCTGGGAATGTATTTGATTCGAGTATCAGGATCTTTGGTAATGACCTGGATATTCACTTGCTGGGCCACATTCGTCATCCCTCCCCGGAGATCGACAGGGATCTTCCTACCACCAGACAATGGAACCACAGCCTCATCCTCTTTCAATATGGATGGATACTCACCAGGAGCCAGTCCATCGTGGAACCTCGGGGCACCGACAAAAGCAGCAGCAGAAACGGACCGGAACGCTGATGGATGACCAGATATGCCACCGGAGTGGAACAAGCCCGCGAATATGTTGCCTATGGAGCTGAATAGACCAGACATCATGGAGCTCAGGCCAGAGAATATGGAGCTCAACATCTCTGAGATGACGTTGAATATGTTACTGAACACGTCCTTCATCGATTTGAAGATGTTACTGAACCAATCCTTGATCCCGGAAAAGAAACCTCCTCCCTCTGTCTTAGTGCCTCCCATGAGGGATTCCATAGCATTCCCACCAGCAATATTGACCACTCCTGCTGTTACATTCATGGTACCCACAGCCCCGGTTGTCCCACCCAAAATGGTTGATGCTACGCTGGTACCTGACTGTTTCCCGAATATTTGCCCAAGGAACCCGGAAAGACCGGAAGAGGCTCCTTGACCCTTCCCTGTGAACAGGCTCAGGAGCTCCTTCACAGCCTGATCGGCCATGAGCTTGCCGATATTGGATATCAAGCTCTTTACAAGATCATTCCATGCATCCTTGATGTTCTTTGTGCCAGTGGCGATATCGGCGAGGAAATTTCCAAATTCGCTAGCGATTTCTTTCGCCACTTCCATCCCAAGTTGACCGACTGTCTTGAGTTCCTTGGCTACTTGTCTGAGCCCTTCTATGAAGCCTTGTGCGAATGATCCATCAGCCATGATCTGAGCTACCCGCATCTGCTCCTCGTACAGGCGCCTGTATGCTTCGGTCACTTCCGGAAGTGCCTTGTCTGCATGGGCTTGTTTCTCCAACCACGCTGCTTTGATGACCTCCATCTCAGCCAAGTACACATCCCGCATACTTCCTGTGAGTTCGGCATACTGCCTGTTCACAGAGGCCAAATCGGTTATCCCACCGATGTTCATCTGGAGACGTTTCTGCGCCTCGGCTTCGAGCTGCTGTGTCTTGTACTTTTCTATTGTGTTCTGCTCGATCCCAGCCTTGCGCATCTCCTCGGTTTCCAGGTTGATCTGAATCTTGCGCTTCTCCAGGTACTTCTCATAGATGGCCTCCCTCTCTACAACGGTCAGCCTTGTGGACTGGAGCATCTGGTCTAAGGCAGATACTTCCATGTTGATCTGCTCGCGGACTATTCGCTTCTGCTCCTCTGCTGACTCCTTCTTGGTGGCCAGTATCTCATTGTCTAGCTTCTGAAACTCGTCTTTCCAGTACAGTTGCTTCTGTGCCAGCTCCTCCTCGGTCATCGCTGTCTGAAGGTCCAAGTCCCTGATCTCTTCCATTTTCTTGCGGCGTTGCTCCAGGGCTTGGATGGCTATTTCTGTGGTCTTAACCAGCTTCTGGGACGCTGTGTCCTCACCAAGCATGCCCATGATTTTAGCGACATACTTCTGGGTTTCGGCAATGGCCGGGATACCACCTGCGGCCTGCACCCTGCCTGGACCAGCATTGTAAGCAGCAAGGGCAAGCTCCAAATCACCATTGAACTTAACCAGCATCTGCTTTAGATATCCAGCACCACCCATGAGATTCTGAAACGCATCCGTTATGTCCGTTACCCCGAGGTCTTTGGCAGTACCAGGCATAAGCTGGGTCAGGCCACGAGCACCCCTTGGGCTCCTTGCCATCGGGTCCCATTGGGATTCAGATTTGACCAACGCAGCGAATACCTCCTTGTTGAGCCCGTGGTATTCGGCCACCCAATCTGCCAAGTCCTTCAAGTGTTGGGATGCACCCTGATACATCTTGTCCGAGTATTGAGCCTGGATCTCTTTCTGCTTGGTGATGGAGTCCTCTAATTGGAGTTCTTGCTGCTTGATACCTATGTCCGGCTCAAGTTTGTACTTGATATCAAGGAGTTTCTTTGCCCTTTCAAATTCCTCCTCACTGATTCCACCCATGGAAACGCCGGCATCACGCATCTGCTGGAGCTTGCCCAGCTCATTCAAGTATTCCTGGGTGGCTGGGATCAGATCACCTCTCATCTTTGCGGCCGCTTTAGCCATCCCTTTGTACCAGTTGTTCCAGTATTCCTGCTCAGCTTTCGTTCTCTCCTTGATGCCGACATCAAATCCGCCGGACACCCCGGTTGAACTGGATTCAAGCTCTTTGAATCTACCGAAGGCTTTATTCAAGCTATCAACATATTTCAGCGTGCCAAATGCCGCTTCACCAGCCTTACGTAATGCTTCTTCCATCTTGAAGATATTCATCGTGTCGAAGTATCCCTCTTTCACAAGGGTCTGCTGGAATATCTTCAATCGTTCCGCCCATTCTGATTGGGCCATGGCAACATCAGTTTTCTCTATGGCTTTTCCTGTTTCCTGCTTGAACTCTTTGATTGACTTCAGCACCACAGTCAACACTTCAGCACCTTTAATCACAATTTCTGCAATGATGCCCTTCTCAAGCTCAACCTTCAATTCCCGCCACGCATTGCCGAGCCTCGCAAAAGGTGCTTGGGCACTTTCGGCAGAATCCCCGGACCTCCTGAGCTCTCTGGCAAACTTGGGAAGGAAGTCCTCAGTAAGCAAGGCTCCGGATTCAACCATCTTGCCAAGCTCCTGGGTGGTTACACCCATTGCGCGAGCAGCTTTTTGATATGCACCAGGAAGACGCTCGCCCAATTGCTGCCGCAGCTCCTCCATAGACACGACGCCCTTGCTGATCATCTGCGAAACGGCGTACAGGGAACCTTGTATCTGTTCGTTCGTCAGCGATAGCCTGGTGCCTTCTTCTGTAATAGCCAGGAATATCTCTCTGACAGGTTTCCCTTCCAGTACGGTCTCTTTCGCTGCTGCGGCAATGGTCTTGTATCCCTCAGCCAAGGCGATTAAATCAACACCCAACTTGTCGGCTGTCTGTCTCAACCACTGCATCTCAACACCAGATTTTGCCGCTGAGCCCATAATGCTGGTGAAAGCCAGATCCAGTCGCTTCAACTCCATAACGCTTCCGGATGTGACATCCTGGATGGTGGACCTTATGGTGTTCATCACAGCTATCACGCCACCAGCAGCAGCCAGTTTCTTCCCGATACCAGCGAAGGCTGAGGACATCCTGCCGGCTGATGACTGCACGTCCCGCTCAGCCCTTCTCAATCCGCTGGTGTCAGCCCCAATCTGGTAATACAGACTACCGAGGTTCGCCATAGAGTATCCTGTCGAGTTTCTTGCTGCGTCTGGCCCGTTTGCCTATTCTCTTTATCGGAGGCGCATCCCCTTCGTACACAGTGATTGCGCCCTTTGGTGCTGTCATTCTGATTACCTTGTCCATGCTCTTCTGCTGTTGCTCTATCGGTGTCGGCTCCTGAAACTTCTTCAGCGTATCGATCATGAAGTCATCAATCTTGTATGCCCTCTGCTTCGGGCCACGGTTGCAATTGGCTATCAGTGAGCACAACATGGCAAACCTGTAATTCATCAACTGCTCAGCCCTGGTGCCGCCGATCGGTTCCAATTGATCATATGCCATCCACTCCACCAGCTCTTCTCCGCTCACTGTCTCAAGCAGCTCATTGACAGTTCTCCCCAGGGCCAGAGCTAGTCGGAAGTAGAATCGTCGCTCTGGCCTTCGGGCAAATTTCTTGTGAGTGCATCGACATCCTCTTTCCTGAATCCAGATAGCTTCTGGGTCTTCTCATAGAGGAAGTCCAGTGCCCCGGCGCTTTTCTCATTCAGCGCATCAATGTCCTGCTCCCGGAAAAGTGGTTTTCCGTTCTTCTCAGCATCGACAATTGTGGCGACCAGCAATTTCGCCCTGAATCGGACGGCGTTGTCCATCGCATTACTGGTCATGGCCTGAGACACGTAGGCTTCAAATTCAGCCCGTTCCTTGGCCGACTGGCCTTTGATGTAGACGTGCCCACCCCAACCGAATGGGCACATGTCCACGAGTTCGGCCTTGATGTCGTCGGCCTTTATGATGTCGTCTCTAGTCAGCAGCTTGGTCATAAAATGTTGCTCCTTACGATCCGCTGGTCTCCGTAGGCGCACCAGTGATCTTGAGTTCAATGGTCATGGATTGTTTGTCGTCAAAGGTAATGTCCCCGAGCCTGCAGCTCTGGACAAATGCCTGAAACTCCCAAGTGTACTTGGTGACAGCACCAGCTTTAAGCACCACTTGGAAATCCCAGCTCTCGATCTCCTCGTCCTGGGTCTCGAAGATGTCCCTGAACTTGTCCCAGTTGGCAACGGTCATGTTCATATCGACCGTTATAACATCCCCATCCCGGAACGTGGGCAACCACGTGCGGTATCCACCAGTAGTGTCCAGGCTTGTGGTCTGAACCATGTCCCTGCTCCATCCAACCCCGGAGATCCGGTTCACCTCAGACACAGCGGTGAAGGTCTCACCTGAGTGGGCATCACCGATCTTGAGTTGTGATCCAATTGGTACGAATGCGTTGCTCATCTATGTGTTTCTCCTTTCTTTGCCTCGGTTTAAGTTGATCTTTGTATTTCCAGATTGAACGTGTACCTATATCGTCCTCGGTGATCCCGTCCAAGCGGAATCGGTCCGTTTGCTACCTTGATCATGTGATATTTGTTTGAACCCTGTGTCCCGTTCCAGCCGTGCAAAGCGTTCATAAAAACCATAGCTCTCTGGGCACCGGATCTCGCGCTGCTGCTTTTGCACCTGACCCTGCAAGACACCATCGGATATTCGTAGTTGTAATTCATCTCGGGACTTTTATATGGTGCTGTGTCGTAACAGGTGATGATGTTATCCTGGATCTGGTCCCCGTCCGGCTCCTTGGCATAGAATATGTCTGTCCCTACTGTGCCATATCCAAGGGTCTGAAGAATATATGCCACATCATCCGCTGGTGTTCGGTCTGTGATTATGTTAGACATAATTCATCACCTTTTTGCATGTTGCTTTATCAGATTCAGGACCAGGCTTCCGTTCTTCTTTATGGAGTCTTCCAGAAACTTTGCTTTACCAGATTGAAACGTACCGCCA